ATGCGTCAGTCCGCAGGTCTTATTAACCTCCAAGACCTGTTCGATGGTCTGAGAGAGTCCCAAAAACTTTTAGGGCGTAAAGTACTTAAGCTGATCCAAAAGAACTACACCCCTGAAAAAGTAAAACTCATTACTAAAAAAGAGCCAACCCCTGAATTCTATAGCAGGATCTTCTCACAATACGATGTCGTTGTTGAAGAAGGGGTACTAACCGATACTCAACGTCAGAGCCAGTTTACACAAATGGCGGCTCTTAAAGCCATGGGGGTACAGTTTACCGATGAAGAAATTGTGGATGCTTCTAATCTCTTGGATAAGAAGAAGTACAAAGAAAGACTCGCAGCCCAACAACAGCAAGCCGCTCAAATGCAACAAATGGCAACAACGCTTGAGATGCAACGAGCTGCTGCTGAGACGGAATCCGATAAGGCGCTTGCTGCGGAAAGAATCAATAAGATCCAACTGGATGCAGCTCTAAGCGCTGAGCGCATCTCTAGAGCCGAAGAGGATAGGACAGCTGGGGTACTTAACCTGGTTAAAGCTGTCAAAGAACTCGAGGGCATTGATCTCAGTTTGCTAGCTCAAAAGATAAGTTTGCTGAAAAGTCTAGAAGGGGAACAGGTAGAAAAAGAGCATGCCAATGCTCCTGCTCAACCCCAACAGCCGTCAGCCGTTTAATAAGAAGATAATAAAGATTGGCTGCTAAATGAGAAACAATGAAAAAATATCTAATGCTCTTATTGCCATTTTTACAATTAATGGCTACCGAACATCATCTTGATGTTATACCATCGCTTGGCGGTCCTAAATTAAACCATCATGGAGCTCTTGAACTAGACTATCGCCTAGTTAGTGGAGTTGAAGATTCCTGGCTTATTATTAACCCAAGACTCAAACCCCATCTAAACGGAAGCTTAAGCTCAGCATTGGGCCTAGGCGCAAGAAGTCTTGTTAGTGAGGACTCTATGTTTGGCTTCTTTTTGTTTGGAGGCCATACATACATTAGAGGCGCCAATCTATTCCATGGAGGTCCGTCTTTAGAGTTCCTAAGCAATGACTTTGACCTAAAGTTCAACGCCTACATTCCAATTAACGGTAATAGAAAAATTGGTAGCACGATCATCGAAGCTCATCATCGGTTAGAGGGTGAGTTTTGCTACAAAACTGAGCATGTCCACTTTGGCGTTGCTCCTTCCTATGACTTTGAAGGTCATCAAATAGGAGCCGTTGGAAGAATCGGATTTCCGGTTGATCCAGGAATGATAAACCTAACCTTTGGGAAAGATGCTACCTTTGGAAACTTTGGCAAGCTATCTTTCACCATTGCGTCGTTTGGACCTAAGGGAGACCATGCATCGCCCATATGGAGACAAACTGAGTCTTTCTATCGCTTTAAAAAGATCCCTAAGCCAGTCCCTCGTGGCCCCATTATTATATATGGGCAGCCGCTGCCGGAGCCTGGCAAGGAGTTACCCCCGGTGGTTGCAAAACCTGACCCAGTAACCCCTCCTGCCGACACTCCGCCTCCCGAATGGCATTGGTGGGATTTTTTTCGTCGGGGCTAGGCGGTGATGAGCCCACTTATGATGAAACACCGCCCCCACCAGATCCTCCGCCACCTCCTTCTCCAGATCCTGAGGTAGCAGTAGATCGACCCGAAACTCCTAAGTCGGATTTTTCCTCCACTGGGGATGATAAGTACCAAGTGGAAGAGTTTGTGGGAGATTTCGGATCGTGGGTATATGATGCGCCCGATGCTCATGGTGAAGCATCGCCAGATAATGGGGTTCCTTCTACCGAAAGCCCCAACAATGGCGTTGACAATGGAGCTGAAAGTGATGGCTGGAGCGACACGGATAGTGAACTCGGAGAATGGGTTGACTTAGCCGATCATGAAGCTTGAGCGAATGACAAGCTCTTTAGGAAAGTCTTTGACATTGCAATTGATAAACAATGCATCGTTATTGGCTTTCCTTAGATCACACTTTTGCTTAATAGTTCCGTTGGTATGCATTTCTCTGAATGATCTGGCTAGCACTTTCAGGTCTATGTAAATCCACTCTTTGATCCAAAAGTCGTTGGTCCAGCAAAATACATAGCTATCGGCAGCCTCTTCTCTCCATATCTTTTGAAATTCGCTTTCTTTACCGTACTTAGTTCTGGTGCGGATGGTAAAAGAAGGATTGCGTCTATTTAGATTCTCAATCGGATAGGATCGAACTGCTTTCTTGGGATAAATATCTACGACGTCAAAACCATATAGCCTGTCTTCTTCTTCCGTGGCTCTCCTAATAGAATAGGGTGTGACAAGAAGTATCGCTGGCATCTCGAATTTGCACCCCTTCTCCTTTTGTTCATCAACGCACTGTTGGTAGTTGGTATCCGGTTTCATAGCCCCGTTTTGTCAAAATTCAAATTAAAAGTATACACTGAATATTCGAGATGTAGTAAAATTCAAAATGAAAGTTAACACTAAAAGGTGAGGCATTCCATGAGCTTTAGCGTTCACGAACTTGGGTCGTTGGTACCCGATTCTTATAGCCGTCAGTTAGACGAAAGGGTTGCTATGCAGGAAATGCCCTACGGATATGAAGGCAATCCCCCTCCCGCTGATACAGGAGATTTCGACCAACGGAAACTAGAAAGCAACAAGCAGTATCCACTACGCAATGGAAGGGCAATCTAATGGCCAAGAAGTGGATTCAATCAGCAATCAAGCATCCTGGAGCGCTTCGTAAAGAGCTCGGAGCTAAAAAAGGCAAACCAATCCCAGCTAAAAAGCTGGCGGCGGCTGCAAAAAAGGGTGGGACGATAGGTAAGCGTGCTCGTCTCGCTCAATCATTAAAGAAAATGCACCACAAATGAGGACACACATGAAACATCAATCCGTTAAGGATCGTCTTCACGAAGGGGAAGGAATGGTTCGTCATGACATGATGAGCCATGGAGGTATCTACAAGAATGAAGTAGAGAAGCCTTCAATCCCTCCTTTTAACCACATCAGCCCAGAGTCAAACATGGGCATGGGGATGGAAGATTGGAAAGGTCAAGCCGATCCTATTGCCTATGGACAATCAGGAGAGCCTGGATGTAAGTCTGACCGGTCGAAGATCCAAGGTCAATTTAAAGACTATCACTGGGAATAACCAATGGCTCAAGAAATAGGTGAATCACGCGAGAAATGGGGTTGGGACGTCATGAAAATGGCGGAAGAGTTTGCCAACAACATGAAATCTGAGTTGAGACCGTTTTACATCGTTTATGCATGCAAAGAAGACAAAGGAATGAGCAAAAAGCTCGGTCGTTTTGCCTTTAAGCAGGCTATGAGGGCTTACTTTGCTAAGCCACCAGCGATGCTAGGAATTTTAGTTTGGTATGTAAATCATCGGACGGGAGAGTTCAAGTTTATGCCTGAACTTTCAGCACCGCACGATGTACCCCTTGATCCGAGCTTACTATCTGATAAAGCATCCGATGCGTCTGATCGTGTAGCAGCTCAAGGTGAAAAGTTAAATGTTTTGGTTTCCTAAATTGGGCGAGATCAGTTGTACGGAATTACCGTACGGTTGGTACCGCAACCTGAAAAAGGAGCAATATGTCAGTAGACATTGATATGCAAAGTTATGCGGGCGCGAATTTAGATCCTGCCGCCGGGGGTCAACAAGTAGTAGATACGAATTCTTACCAACAAGAAGTCGGGGAGTATCAGGAGCAACTTGATTTAAATCCTTCAGTCAAAACTGAAGTTATAGATCAACAAGAGCCTAATATCAATCCACAAGCGGAAAATTTCCGGGCGCTTCGTGAGGAAGTCGATCGAATAAAGGCTGAAAGGGAAGCTGAAAAGAGGGAGCATCAACTCCAGCTTGACATGCTTCGAGCAAACTTGGCGCAACAGCACCAACAAGCTCCACAACCTCAAGTTCAAGAACGGCAGTTCTTGGATGGTATGAAGGAAGAAGACATTCCAACTGTCGGAGAACTTCGTAAGGAGTGGGCTCAAAAGGAGCAAATGTACCAAGCAAGACTCGAAGAACTTCAAGTAGCTCAACAGCATTCTGACTATGCCGAGGTTTTAGATAAGTATCTAACACCTTTAGTAAAGCAAAAACCGCATCTCGCCGAGGTGATCCGAAACTCGACTAACAAAGCATCCGTTGCTTACGAGTTAGGACTAATGGCGAAGCAGGCGCAGGAACGCATGGTCGACACGACACGAAATGAGAATGCTCAACGAATCGTTGAGAACTCAAAGAAGCCTGGGACACTGTCTCAAGCTGGAGGTCAAGGAGCCTTAAGTAAGGCTGATTACTTTGCCTCTATGTCCGATCAAGAGTTTATGAAGTTTGCTAGCCGCAACCTCGAAGGGATCTAAACCTTGAGACAAGGATATGGCACTAACTAACACAACACAGTTGCCACCGGAAGTGCGGACCTATTTCGATAGACTCCTTCTAACGTTGGCTAGACCCTATTTTATCTATGATTTGTTTGCCCAAAAGCGAGCAATCCCGCTCAATTCAGGTAACCAAATGGTATTCCGTCGCTATGGAACACTCACAGCGGCCACAGTACCTCTTACGGATGGTCAAACACCTCCAGGTGATTCTCTCTCCGTTACTGACTTCCAAGTACAAATCCAATGGTACGGAAGTTTTTGCACAATCACTGACCAAGTTCAGTACGTTGTGCAAGACCGTGTTCTTAACGAAGCTACAAAAGTACTTTCGTTACAACTTGGTCTTACTATCGACACATTGATCCGCGACATGATGGTTTCTACAGCGTCTACTATCGCCTGCACAAACGGGCTCAATGGTAACACGCCTACTGAGATCACTGACGCTGACATCCAGATTGCGGTGGTCGCTCTCCGTCAAGGAAACGCTCGCCTCATGACAAATCCTCTTCCTGGGGAAAACAAATTCGGTACATCACCTGTCCGAAGCTCTTACTGGGGCTTTATGTCAGTTGATATGCAAGCTGATTTGGAAGCTGTTTCTACATTCATTTCAGTTGCTAACTACCCGAACCCAATGAACGCTCTCGAAGCTGAATGGGGTTCTACACGTAACGTTCGTTGGCTGCTCAACACCAACGGATATAGCAACGGTGCTTCTCCGAACGTCTACTCAAGCTTCATCCTCGGACAAGAAGCTTATGGAGTTGTTCGCCTGGGAGCTAAAGAAGCTGAGTTCATTGTGAAGCCGCTCGGTGCTTCCGGAACAGCTGACCCCTTAAACCAACGCGGTACAGTCGGTTACAAGTATCCTTTTGCAACAAGGATTCTGAATGACAACTGGATCACCCGCTTAACTTCAACACTATAAGGGGGAAACCATGGCTATTGTAAAAAAAGGGACTTTAACAGTCGCGTCTGGCGGAACAGCTCAGAACCTTAACTTAGGGTTCACACCTAGCTATTTCCGCATGACAAACAAAACAAAATTGGCTGCTACAACTAACGGTGTCGTTATCGCTGAATGGTGGAACGACATGGCGAACGGTTCAGCTAACATTTGGACAACTTCAGGTGGAGACGGTACAAACAAAATTACCCAAATCTCCTCTAACGGGGTCACTCCATATACTACAGCAACAGGAACTGAATTCGTGTCTCTGACAGGACTTCCTCCTGGAGCTGTTAATACCAACCTGACAATCACAGGTATCAGCAAAGCGGCTAATGCTAGCATCACAGCTACACACGCCTTCACTTCCGCTGATGTCGGAGTAACTACGGTTACTTTCCATGGTGTCGTTGGTATGACTCAAATTAATGGTTTGAGCGGTGTCATCCAATCGGTAACAAGTACGACAAGTTTCACTGTTAACATCAACAGTACGAGCTTCACTACTTACTCGAGCGGTGGTATTGCCAACGTCATTACAGGTACGCCTGCAACAACAACTACAGGATTCCAAACATACAACACTCCGCTCCTCAACGTCTCTTTCCAAGGCTTAACTCTTGGTTCTTCGTTGATGGTAACGACAAGTGATGTCTGGGAATACTTAGCGATGTTGGATAGCGATATCACAAGCTACTAATCGTAGCTAACGCCGTTTGCTGGGATTTCCCGGCACGTAGACCGCGCGAAGGGCTGGATTCCGGCCGCGTAGAGCGTCAAGGGTGGAGTAACCGGTCAATGCTCCACAAGTCCACTTCCTCAGGTAGGCAACTACCCAAAGGGGATTAAAGGTGGGCGCGGGCCGCTAGGGGTTTAGACCCCTAGTTGCCACCCCGTAAATGAAGTAAGGAAGGGTACATGACTTCAAATGCTGTTCCTCCTTCAGTGACGCCACCGTCACCGAATGAGTGGCCACAAACGGTATATGCCATCACAGGCATTACTAACGACTCGCAAGCAACGGTGACATGTGCGGCCTACCCATTCTCAGCCGAGGATGAGGGTCAAACATTCATCACCTTTAAGCAAGTAGTCGGCATGTTGCCTATCAACGGAGTCACAGCGTTGATACAAGAAGTCATCGATGAT